CAGCTTCTTCGCCAGCAGGGAGATTAAGACCTAAAGCATTTGCGTTAAGCCTTGCGTCCTCAAGCGTTTGATATGAGTCAGCATTCGCCAACCCTGTACCATCTTCGACTACTAGCATTGCCTTTTCACCTAAATGAGTAAATGGGGCATTTCAGCCCCATGTCTTTAGCCTGATTTTTTAGGCGCTTTTTTAATTTCAATAACACCGATTTTAGTTAGCTTATCAACTGCCTCTTCGGGTAAGTTTTTATACTCACCCTTAGAATAGTTAACGATTGATCCACCGACACTAATCTGCGTTTCTTTTGTTACTTTTATCATAACAACCTCTACGCAATGTTATTTAAGCGAGCCATGTGAGTCTTAGATTGGCGCACTTCCATAGTGAAGTCACCCAGCACACGGACGCGCTGACCATCTTGACCGTTAGCCGTAGCGTCAACTGTACGCCACTCACCACCAGCATTAGCGTTACCCGCTGCCATAGACTTCACGCTAACTTTAGAAGAATCAAATACAATCAACTCGCTATCATCAAGGTTGGTGTCAATGACAATGTTTGTTACGTTACCCACTAAAGGCAAATCAGAAGGTAAACGATTTACTGCACCCTCATCATTAGACCAGTCAGATAGTCGCTGACTAGAATAGTTGGCAGACACCAAGCCATTAAGTACACGAGCCTTAGCTACGCCTACTGCGATAGTGTCTGCAGTACCACCACGAGTCACGATCTCAGCGTTTAAGTCCGAGATTGCATCAAGAGTAAGTGCCGCAGCAGCATGGTTAGTATTGATTGCGCCAGACTGATCCAAGTAATAACGTAAGCCGCCAGTATAACTATGATCCTTACCGCCAATAGCTTGTACAGCCTTGCGACCACGAACTAACGCACGATCCATTTGTGTAGCCAGTTGAGCCAAACGCAAATCAAGCTGAAAGCGCAAGTCATTAGTATTGCCATGCTGCATGGTTGCTAATGCACGGCGTGACATTTCGATAGCGGTATCCATAGTCTGAAAATAGTTTTCGACTACTTCTGGCTGGTAAATACCATCGTTTTCAGCAAGCGAGTTTTCTTCGCGACCAACCGAATCAATAGTGATTACAGTGGTGTCCGCAATATCGGCAGCGGTAGTGCCACCAAAGCCGCGAACGACGGTTAGATTATTACCAGATACAGCGGTAACAACAATTACCTCATCAGAGCCAGCCGCAGAAACAAGCATACCAGCACGGAACTTTGAGCCATCAGCTACAGGCAAAGTTGTCGCCGCAGCGAGAGCCGCCGCAGTCATTGGTGAGCTAATAGCATCAACTTTCGTGTCTAGCCAGCTGGTTTTGTATCCTTCAGTAGCATCAAGTGAACCACCAAAGCCAACAACAGCTAAAATACCTGTTCGGTTTGATCGCACAATATCGAATGCGCCATTAATTACATCTTCGGTTAAAGCAGCAGCCAATAAGCCGCTAGTGATTTCGTTAGCCATTACGACTACTCCTTATTTAATTTGAAGGTGCAAGAGCAGCATCAAGAAAGCCACCTAAGTCTTTATTGTTTTTTGCTTCTTGCATTTTGTCGGATCGATGACTACCGCCTGACGGAGCATCATTACTATTAGAGCCAGCCGCGCCAGCTCCGCTACCTACATCAGAAACGATGTATCGTGAATAAGCATCGTCCTGAACGATTGCCTCGGTAATTTCTTTAACGCTTTTAGTCACGTCTTTGGATACCAACTCACCATTAACCACATCCAATTGATCGCGGTAAACTGATTCCATGTATTTGCGTGCTGCAGGGTCTTTATCGACCTTGTCAGAAATGAACTGTGTTACAGCCATATCCAATACACGCGCCTTGTCTTTTTCGATAAATTCTTGCTCGATAGACTTCATCTTTTCGTCACGTTCAGCAACGGCAGCCTTGTACTGCTCGATGTTGCCCTCTTTTTCAGCTAGAGCGACCTTTGCATCTTCTGCAATTTGCGCAGCTTCAAGAGCGGCTTTTTCAGAATCGGCTTTAACCGCCTTGTTCTGTTCAATCAGATCAGAGTTTTTAGCCTTTAAGCCTTTAACATCCGCATCATGTGCCGCCTGTACTTTAGCAAGCATTTCATCATCTAAACCTAAGTCATCGAATACCATCATTTATTCCTGTCCGTTAATTTTCTTTGATTTTACCATAAAAACAGATAATGACAAATAATGTCACATTGTGACTAATTAAAGCCCAGCTCTGCTAAATACGCTCGGCGCTAGCTTCTCCATTTCAGCTAAAGTCAGAGGATTGAAGTTCTTACCCAGCGACAATTTAGCGAACTCCGTAGAGCTTAACCCGCCATTGCGTAATAGCGTGGCGCGTGTCTGCCCTATGGCTGCATTCTGGAATGATACAGGCTGCCTTTTAAGCCAATCATAATAACCAAGGCTTGCGTCTACCTGCTTACCACCTTCAGCGCCTTTGGATGCCCGTGTTGCGCCTTCGTCAAGGAAGTCAAACTCTTCGCTTAGTACGCTTGTTACTACGCTACGGCAATTAGGATGAATCGGCGGGAGTGGTCCTTCTCCAATATCAAACCTGCGCCCAGATAGGGATTGGCAAATTTGGCTAGTTCTGCTATCTAGCGTACTTACCCACTCATAACCTTTGACTAAATCACTATTAGCTTTCATCGTCGCCTGTCTTGCTTGGCTTGCCGCGTGCTGCACTGATGTCCGAACAATTGTAAACGCTGAACGGTTGCTGATATCTAAAACGCCATCGCGATAGTTAAGTGCCTTGGTGCCTCGTATCGATCTAACTATCTCTGCGTTAGTTTGGCCTTGATAAAAGCCTTGCTGTATCGCAGAGGTTACCCGAGCAGTTTCTTTACGCGACCAGTCACGCATGTACGGCTCAATTAAAGGGTCGCCAGCGTAATCTTTTATTTGTAGTGGATTGAGCCGAACAGATGCTAAAACTTGCTCAGCGGCGGGAACTGTAGCGCTATAGTTAGCCACGACCGTATTGTACGCCTTCGCCTCCATTTCTGACTGAGAAATAGCAATAGCACCTAGATCACCGTTAAGCTGCGCTACATATTCGTCGTAAATATCCTTCTGTATGCGCTGAACATCCGTTAGCAATGCGTTAAGTCGCTTCTTAGTCGTTATCGTATCGCCTTCATCGCCAATGCGGTTACGCACCTCACGCTCGATACGCTTTAAGAACGGCGCGAACTTTTTATGCTCGCCCGTCTTTAATCGCTCAAGCAATACTTGATTGCGTACACTTATTGATGCTAGCTCGTCGGATGTTTTAGGCATTATCTTTATTTGAGGGGAAAAGCCTCTTTTCAAAAGCAGAAGTTACAACGGCGGAAATATATTTCCCCTCAGCTATAGCGTCATTAATAGCTCCATTATTTATGGCTGCAATCTCAGTATCAGCAGCAGGGATTAAATTCGATCTGAGACGCTTCCGCCTTGACTCTATAGCATCATGTATCTCATCAAGAAGAAGCTTTAAATCATCACTCATAATAATATCCGTCCGATGTTTTAGGTATTACTGATTTCCAGAACTATTCTGCCCTGATCGTCAGTTGACTGCGTAAAGTTTTTTTCTCCTTGGCTTCCATCAATGACCACAATGTTACTTAGGGTTGCATCATCCAACGACTTAGGGTCATCAATAAGCAGCCAGCAAGTAAGCAGTGTATTAAATATATCAGCACTCAACTCGCCAAAAGCGCTTTCAGTTTCTTCATCCGCAAACGCTATAACGTCACCTTTACGCTGAATCCTGAAAGGCCATAGCGGGTGCGTCACTGCTTCAATATTACCCTCGTCATCCATAATGTATTCGACATCAAAGCCATCATTTCTATGAAAATCTATTATTTCGCCCATATCATAACCGTCCGTATTTAATGCACCGTAAATGAATCAATAACCTCACCCGTTATGAGTGAGTAGAAATAAATTACTGTTCGTCGTTCGTTATAGTAGCAGTCGATGGTATCACCTCATCAAATTGTGGCGCTGGCACTTGCTCATCCTGTATCTGCTCATGCATTTCATCAAGATCAGTTTCAGCGTCGATGATTTTGCCTTTTTGCAAAGCGATACTCTTTTCCATTTCTGATATTGCGCCAGCTTGCCATGCACCTACGATAGCAGTCACCTCTTGAGCTGTTAGCTTAGAATCAAAGAACTCACGGTTTAAAGCAGTAGCCAAGTCATCATAGGCAATGCCCATTAGCTTATGGCAATACTCAAACATTTTCATGTAAGCGTCTGCCACGTTAATAGATATCGATTCTAGCACTGATATATCTGAACCATGCTTAATGCGTACCGCCTCTGCCGTTTCGGCTTGACCGCTGGCAGTGATTAACTGTGCGCCTAATGCGACCATGCGCTGCTCATCCTTAGCCATTAGATCAGAGGATAAACTATTAGGTGATGGCTGGGCGAAACCGCAAACGCCACCAGTTCCCATGATATGCACAATATCACTGCCAACCTCAACAGCCTTACCTTTTTCTTCATCGCTTCGTTTATGACGCAAATATCCATCGTCAGCAATATAAGGTTGTGCGGCGGATGTATCCCAAGACGATACACGAAGATTAGCCGATTCTTGATAATGCCCGATATTCGTATCCACCAAAGCCTCAAGTGGCAATGGGTCGTAATCTGGATTATTGTTAACCGATCCAACAAATACAAATGGGATTCTATCCAGCGATTCGCTGCCACCAGCAATAATAGGTATCTCTTCGCTTGTTGCGGTCATGCCTTTATCGTACATTTGCACAGTGACAAAGCCATCATTAAGCCGGTAAGCGCGGAAAACCTCTTCTTCAGTTCGATCTATCTTGTTATCGTTCCAAGCTGTCTTGTACTCACGCAAAATAAGTAAATCAAGTACCTTTGCGCCATCAACTACTGACTCGTGATAGTCCACTATATTCTCAGCGGAGTATTGCTTTATGCCTGCGCGATATCCACGCTTAACCCTATCTAATGTAACCGCCTCGCCCAATTCATTTCTAGGCATATCAGCAAGCAAGCCATGGCGACCAACCTGCGTTACATTCCACGCGACTAACTGCGCCTGATGATCTAATGACAAGCCGGCACCGTCAGCATCTTTTAGCAGGTAATCCATCCCGCCTGCAAACTCAGGCCAACGCGGATCGGAGCGAAACAGTAGCCCCATCAAGCCCGATAAGGTTCTTGCGGACGCATTAAACAGTACCGCACCGTTAATCATCCCTATATTCTTGTTGCGATTATAATCGCTAACATCCGAGGGGTTAATTAGCCTCAAATAGCCAGTGTTGCAATTCAATAGAATGTTTTGGCTAGATTGATTTTTTATACCAATACGCGACAAGTCAACCTGCTTTAGCCTAAACTGACCATCTATGACATCGCGCACTCGCTTGTATCGCTGGCAGTATTCTATATGCTTTTGGTTGCTAATCATCGTAAATTCCTAAAAGGTACTGTTAGTATTTCAGTGTTAGTGCTTTCCGCCATTGCTAGATACCTGAATGCGTCAGCAGCGTGTGAAGCCCAGTCATGCAAAGGTCTATCGCGCCAGCATCCGAGCTTGTCGTTCCACTCTTTTCTGTAGCTTTCTAGGCATTTTACACCTTCTTCGGTCTTATCGCTATCAAACGCACACCTGCCTAATATTTCACGTGCAAGCTCGATACCCTCATCAATAGACATTATGTCTAATTTATTGAAATATATCTTGTATAATTCGCCGTCAATTTCTAACCCGTCTTGAGCAATCTCAATACGTGATTTAGCATCGCTGCCAAATTCTCTGTGCGCGATATCATGCGGTGCGTAATGCTCGCCATATCGATAACCTTTATCTTTTAGCACTTTAAAATAATGCCTTAAACCTTCGCCGGAGTTTTCATAAAAATCTATGACGTGAATCATATTGCCTATTTTCTGGTAAAACCATATTGAAGTAGAATCGCCCACCCCCAAATCCCACGCGGTATGAACTGGCGCATCATTACCCGGCATATTTCCAATACGCTTGTCTTCGTATATTTTAGCGAATTGTTTGGAGTAGTAAGCACCTTCGATAGACTGTTCAAACGCCTCATCTGGCGTAGACGGGTATTCGCGCTTCATGTCATCGCCTAAGTTTTTCCATTTAGCCGAATACCAAGCCTTTTGACCGCCCGAAAGAGAAATGCCGTATTTTGCTTTTAGTTCATCAAAATAAATATATAGCGCATTAGATATTCGTCCATCAACAGAATACTCGGCTCTAGTCCACCACGGGAAAAAATGAAACTTAAAATCTAAAGGTGATAGGTCAACACCTGAATCAGTATCTTTTTTTGATTGAGTGCTATAGTCGTAAAAATAGCCAGACTTGCCGTCTGCGGTAGATTCAATGGTCAGCCTACCACCCGAAGCGACTGCCTCAAACGCACCCGTAACAATCTCCTTAGACTTTTCTGGAAACTTTTTACAGATATTACCAAACTCAGATATATGCAGACTTTGAAGAGTGCCGCCCCGGTATGATGTGGAAACCTTTATCGATGAACCGTTTGAGAAAACGTAGGAATTATCTTTGTCGCTTAGAGGAAGCGGAAGATCATAACCCACCGCATTAAGAACATACTTAACATCATCAGTTATATTTTGATAAGCGTACTTTATCTTGTTGCGATAAATATCTTTAGCTGAGTCAAGGTTGTGGCATATACAGCCAGCAGAGAAGTCGCTAACAAATAAGCAACTATCTAGGTTGGATATCATTTCGAACGTAGTAAAGCCAAGCTGCCTAGCCTTTAATATCAAACTTCGATAATGCCGATCCAGGTAGAACTTTTCTTGCTCTTCGTTCGGAGAAAACAAGCACTTCTTGCCATGCTTGTCCTTGATGAAATACATGGTATTAAGCCGAAACCACTTATAAGTCATGGCATCGGCTATTTGCTCATCGCTTAGCTTTTCAGTGTTAGCGATATACCACTTGGCCTGATCGTGATTACTCCTTCGAACCATCTTTCAATCTTTCAGATAAAGGCTTGTCAACAGATAGGTCTATTTCTTGGTGAGACTTCTCACGCCACTTATCTGGCTGCCTGTTCTTCAACCAAAATATCTGCGCTGTGGTATCACCTAAATGGCGCTTCTTGGTAGTAGTCACCTTTGTTATACTGCCCTTCTCTGCCTCTTCCTTGACTTCTTCATATTCAAAGCCTAGCGCTCTATCGTATAATGATTTCTCAACCTCGGCATCACTAAATCGCTTGCCATCCTTTAGGGACTCCATAAATCTAGGATGCTTGCCTTTCCATAGGTTTAATGTGGATACGGCAATACCGAAAAAGTCTGCTATCTCTTCGTCAATAAAACCCTTTAAGCATAGCTTCCTGGCTTGATCTATATACTGTTCTTTAAAAAGCGTTTTTCTTCCTGCGGTCATCTAGCCCCCTAAGAACTAAAAGTTGCGACCCTAAGCCGCTATAGTGATTTAATTGGTATGTAAAATGATCGGTTAAAAGTCTCTATTGCTGTGCTTACAGTGAATCGAACCTTTGCCCTTTTGCTTATAATGCCAGAAGTGACCAAAATTGTCACATTCTGACCAGAAAAGCTAGTATTCGATATTGTTATACTTGTACCCGCTGCACTTGCCGCGGTTATAGCGTCAGCGCCAAGAAATGACGAAAGGTTAATCTCGTACTTTGCGGTATCAGCACTATCTAGTGCCTCCATCACCAATCCGTCTTTCCATTCAATTACTTTAGCCATCGTTTATCACCAGCGTTTTTCGCTCATCGAGCGATATATCTTCTTTGTCGTTAGCGGTCAAACCTTGTCTTTCCGGCAACTTAATCGATTCTTTAGTGTTGATCATTATACCATCTTTTGCCAATAGCGATAAACATTGCCTTTCGGACATATCCACCCCCATACGATCAGAAATTTTAATTACCGGCCTAAAGCTAAAAAATAACGATTGTCTTTGTCCAAAAATCACGGAATCCCTTTGTGCCAACTTTATCACGCCCCTGTCCGATAACTGTATCTCAGGACGTTCGCCCATGACAATATTGAATGACCTTATAGCTGGGGTCGATACCCTTCGCCCGTAATACCCTGATCCGTAATACTGTGAGCCGTAATAGCCTGAACCGTAATAGCTCATTAGCTGCCATCAACCGTAACCGTAAGCCTTTGGCCATCTTCGTCCGTATTTGCGACTATTCTATCTTTAGTGTCTTGCGCATCCCTGAATGCGACATCGCTACCCGTCACTGTGACTTTGCCAGCGGCCTCCGCCCTAATCAGTCTTAACGCCTCGTCGTAAGTCTCGCTACCCTCTACCGCATCTACAGAGGGATCGAACGTAGAATATGAATCTAGCCTAGCATCGTCATCAAGCAATGGGTTTGTCGGTATAGCTTGAACCTCTAGACTGGACGACCTAGACTCTAGAGTCACCCTGTCATCTTCTGTAAAAACAGAGTCGGGAGTAGCGATATAAATAGGCTTTACTGGCTGCTTCGTTATACCTAATCCGCTTGTAGAGGGGTATAAAACAAAATTGAAAGTATTATCTACCGGCACTATTTGAAAATACTGCTGCGCCGACTCTCTAGTCGGGTTTGAGAAAAGTATCTGCGTTGTGCCGATATTATCCAAAGGGACATTTGACTTCAAACTAAATTCAGCTATCGAAACCAAATCACCAACAAAGAAATAATACTGCAACCCTATCTGCGAATTCATAAGGTAGTATGTCCATGCAGCTATACCTCTTTCGTCATAACGGCCATCCGCATCATCTATGGCGATTTTTACTTGCCCCCCAACGACTGAAAGCTCACCGCCATTAGCAGAATCTTGTGTTGCCCCGTCAATTTGAAGATCAGGGTAATACGGGTTCAAAACCTGCGGCTCAACTAGCTGAATATCGGATTCTCCCGCAACAAACAAAATTCTTAATTTTTCCGCTGCCGCAAATCCACTTTGATACCCAGCCCTAAAATCGAGAGTATCTCCAATCTCATAATCTACCCCCTCTCTTAAAGAAAAAGAAGCTCCCACTCCCCCGCTTACGGACTGAAAACCAATAAATGAGCCGCCTTGAGTCTCATTAAGAAGAAGCGCACCAGAACCATCCCATATGCCAGGATGCGCGACCAGTATTTGCGCCCCCTCCGGCTCCCACTTAAATAAAGGATCAACTGGGCAATCAAAATAGATGCCCTGAATATACCCACTGTTAGCAGCGCCGGATATTTTCTCTACCGTGTACTTAAAGTTCCATTTTGTAGCTGTAGTGTAACCCGCTTGACTAGCCTGAACATTTGCTTCCGTTAATGTTTGGTATGTAGCAGGTTCTGTAGTTCCCACTTCCCACAACTTATACTCAAAAGCAAACTCACCGGTAAGCCAACCCTTTATAGTTAAATTTGTAACTATACCGCAGCCGCTAATAACATCTGATTGAGTCGCAACCTTTGTGCCTACCTGCGTTATGTAAAGCCTATCACTGCCATACAGCAAGTCATCAAAGCTGCCAGATAAAACCTCGCCATTAGGCGCTATCGCGTGAGGCATAAACCATATCTGCCCCAGCGTTTTAGCAGCATCTTTAGTAATAATACTGTGATTCATACCAGAATTGAAAGCGGGATCTTGACCAATAAAAGAAACAAATCTAAACGATGCATTAGGCTCTGCCTGATTACCGCCGCCAGTTATATTAGGAGTTGAGACGTTTGCAATTAGAGTTCCAGCGGGAGAATTTAAGTTGAAATTCCGCGTGCCACTACTTGCCTGACCTTCAAACAAAAGATTATTCCACGTGAGCTTTCCACCGCCAGAGGTATTTACAATCTCATCTACAGCAACATCAGACGGTATAACCATTTGCTCTGATCCGCTACCGATGACATATTCACCCGCATCAATATCAAACAGAGTCATCCCGCTACGCTCACCTGACCAGCTAGTGCTACCTATAAGTCGATACAGTATGTTTTGCTTAGCGTCCTCATAACGCCCATGATGCACTCTGTACGGGCTAAGATCAGTCGTTTTATAACCATCCGACCATTCTATTACCCAGTTCCCATCTGTACCGCCATATGGGGTAAATACAGTACCATAGC